ATAATATTTATTATAAGACAAGGAGTGGTAATATTATAAAGAGGGCTATTAAGGATATTAATGCTTTTAGTAGTGATATGAAACTACCTTTTTCTGGTAAATTTCTTAATCAGGGTGTTGATGAGTTAACAACTATTGAAAGATTGAGAATTGCCATTCAAGCTGATGGGTCTGCTAGATTCTGGGATAAAAATGGTGAGAAGGTAAGAAGGGGTTCAGATTCAAATACTCATACATATGAAATTTCAGTTAAAAAAGAGAGGAAAAAAATTAGGCTTAAAACCCTTATTGTAGATTCTGGATTAACTTATAGAGAGTATAATGATTCAAGACCTGATTATATTAAGTATGAGATAGATTTTCCAATGGATTATGATTTAAAACAATTTGATTGGGTTGATTTATCAGATAAGTCTGAAAAGTGGTGTAATAATTTTATTCAAGAGTTGGTTGAGTGGGATGGGACTAGATTAGAAGGTAAGGGTAATGCCAAGAATTGTCTTATTAGGTATTCAACCACTAATAAATCATGTGCAGATAAGGTTCAGGCAATAGGGTTTTTAGCAGGATATAGGGCTAATATGGTAACTTCAGTAGATAAGAGAAAAGATTCTTATAAAGATGTCTATGCTATTAATTTTGTAAATGTAGAACCTTATTCCTCAATAACATACAGACCAACTATTGAGGATTATGATGGTAATATTTATTGTGTCACAGTTCCAACAGGGGTTATTATAACAAGACATAATAATAAAGTTTTAATATCAGGGAATTCAGAAGTAAGACATAAGGATGCTTATGCACAATTATTAAGAATTCTTGGGTTAGAAGATGAATTTAAATCTGTTATTGAAATACCTGCCATAAAGAATAGAATTAATTATTTAACAAAATACTTGGATGGTACAAGGAGTAAGGAGAATAAAATGTACACAAAGTCTGTATTATTATTTTCATTGTTTATTGAGCATGTGAGTTTATTTAGTCAGTTTTTGATTATGATGTCCTTTAACAAGGAGAAAAATCTATTCAAGGGTATTTCAAATGTGGTTGAGGCAACATCAAAAGAGGAAGAAATTCATGGTAATTTTGGATCAGAACTTATTAATATTATCAAGGAAGAAAACCCAAAATGGTTTGATGCTGAATTTGAGGCATTGATTGTTTCAGCTTGTCATAAAGCATATGCTGCTGAATGTGGAATACTAGATTGGATATTTGAGAATGGGGAATTAAGTTTCTTATCAAAAGATACAATTAAACATTTCATTAAAAATAGATTTAATAATTCATTAAATAGAATTGGAATGAAGCCAGTATTTGATGTTGATTTTACAGAGATTGAGAAGACATTATGGTTTGATGTGGAGATTTTATCAACAAAGGAGGGGGATTTCTTCTATAAAAAAAGTACGGATTACAATAAAAAAAGCAAGAGTATAACAGAAGATGATTTATTTTAAAAAACAAATATAATGAATAAAGAAAAATATTATTGGTTAAATAAGGAGAGTAGGCTTTTCTTATCAAGGGGGTATATAAATGAGACCCCCGAGCAAAGGATTAAAGATATTGCAAATAAAGCAGAAGAATATTTAAAAATTGATGGGTTTGCTGTTAAGTTTGAGGATTATATGGCAAGGGGATTTTATAGCCTTTCTACACCTGTATGGATTAATTTTGGCAAAGAGAAGGGATTACCAATTTCATGTTATGGCTCCAATATTGATGATACTTTGGACAGTATTTTGAATGCTGGAAGAGAAATTGGTATGATGTCAAAATATGGTGGTGGAACAAGTGCTTATTTAGGTAATATTAGAGGTAGGGGTAGCAAGATTTCAACTGGGGGTACAGCAGATGGACCTGTGCATTATGCAAGAGTTTATGATACAGTAGTTGATGTTTGCAAGCAATCAGAGGCAAGAAGGGGTGCGTGTGCGGTTTGGTTGCCAGTTGAGCATGATGACATTATGGAGTTCTTGGATATTGGCACAGAGGGTAATCCAATCCAGAATTTGCAATATGGGATTACGGTTACAGATAATTGGATTAATGATATGAAGGGGGGTGACCCAAGCAAGAGAAAGATATGGGCAAAGATTATTCAAAGGCGGAATGAGTTTGGTTTCCCATATATTATGTTTAAGGATAACTCAAACAACAATTCCCCCTACAAAGAGTTGGATATGGAGATAACTGCTTCAAATTTATGCTTAACAGAGGATCAAAGGGTTGTTACATCAAAAGGATATTTGACTGTGAAAGAGTTATATGATAGTGGTGAAGAATTGGTATTGTTTAATGGTAAAGACGAAGTTAAATCAACTCCTATGTTATTGAGGAATGAGGATGCTGAAATTCTAAAAATAACATATTCAAATGGGATGACCCAAAAAGTGACATTTAATCATGGAATACCAGTTTTAAATGATGATAAAAAAGGGATTACAAGAGTTGAAGCAAAAGATTTGAAAATTGGTGATTATGTTGCATTACAAACAAATAAAGGTTTATTTGGTGATTTGGATATGCAGGATGAGGCTTATTTGTTGGGTTTATATCAATCAGATGGTACGCAGACCAAGGATGAGTTAATGATTGATGTTTGGGAGAATGATTTTGATTTGGTTGATGATATTCAAGAAAAATTTAATAAAATACATTATAAGTATGGTTGTGATACTTATGGTGTTAAAAATCAGACAGGTGATATAGTTGGGACAAGAACTAGAAAACCAGCAACTTTCTTTGATTCAAAAGTTAGTCAATCTCTTGTTAAGAAAAAAAGATTAACATCAAGAACGCTTAAAAAAGCATTAAATTTTGAAAAAGGTTATATTCCATCTTGGATTTGGGAATCAAATGAGGATACTATTTGGTCTTATTTAAAAGGTTTGTTATACGCAGATGGAACAGCATTTAAAAGTGTATCACATGGAGAACCATTACAAATAGCATATGCTGATATTAATAAAGAGTTTTTGAAAGAATTACAAATTCTATTTACAAATTTAGGATTAAGTTGTTCAATTGCTTTATTAAGAAAAGAGGGGTCGCATTTAATGCCAGATGGTAAAGGTGGTCATAAATATTATACATCTAAAGATTGTTGGAGATTAATTTTTGGAAGTAAAAATGATGCTTTAATTATTGAAGAAAAAACTGGGTTCTTAACAAGGAAGAATGTTATTATTGAAAATAGAGAATATAGGGATAATACTAAAAAAAGAGCAAAAGTTGTTGCAATTGAGCAATTAGAAAATGAGCCAGTTTATTGTCCAACAGTATATAATGATGAGCATATTTTTGTGTCAAATGGGCTAAAGACTTTTAATTGTTCAGAAATTCAATTACCAACAGATTCATATAATTCTTTTGTTTGTTGTTTGGGGTCATTAAACTTGCTTCACTGGGACGAGATAATTCAAACTGACGCAATTGAGGTCTATACGATGTTCTTGAATGCTGTTATGGATGAGTTTATCTTAAAAGCAAATAAGATGGCTGGGATGAAAAGAGCATATAGATTTGCATCACAGCATAGAGCAATTGGTTTGGGTGTTTTGGGTTATCATTCATTATTCCAATCTAAATTAATTCAATTTGAATCTTTGATGGCAAAGCAATTAAATCATCAAATATTTAAAACAATTAAAGAAAAATCTGAATTGGCTTCAAAATATTTATATGAAGAGAAGGGATATAGATGTTTAAGAGAGGGATATGCTAACACCACATTAGTTGCTATTGCACCAACCAAATCAAGTTCATTTATTCTAGGACAAGTAAGTATGGGTATTGAGCCAATCAAATCAAATTATTTTATTAAAGATTTGGCAAAATCAAAAACAATTTATAAGAATCCATTTTTGGAAATTGAATTGGAAAAGTATGGTTTAAATACTCCAGAAACCTGGGAAAGTATTTTAAAGAAAGATGGATCGGTTCAGCATTTGGATTTCCCCACAAAAGAGGTGTTTAAATCATTTATTGAAATATCACCAAAAGAATTGATATTACAAGCAGCGCAGAGGCAAAAGTTTATTGACCAATCACAGTCATTAAATTTGATGATACACCCCTCAGTTCCAGCAAAGGATATTAATCAATTATATTTATATGCACATGAAGAGGGGGTTAAGACGCTTTACTATCAGTTTAGCCAGAGTTCAGCACAATCATTTGCAAGAAACATTAATGAGTGTGTGAGTTGTGAATCTTAGATTTGATACAATTTGTTAAATAAAAAAACCCCCAACCTATTAATTTAGAATTGGGGGTTTTTCTTTTTTTAGAATTCATAATCAGAATCCAATGAGGCCTTTTTTTCTCTGTAAGTGTCAATAAGTGTATCAAAATTTTTTCCAAGTAACAAACCATCAATAAGTTCAAGTTTCAATACATCATCTTTACTAAATGAAAAGTTAGATGATTCAAATCTGGATTTCATTCTTTCTAATTTGTCCATAATTTTTTGCATTTTAGCCATTCCTTCTTTGCCTGTTGATGCTTTACTAGCACTATGATAGTCCATAAAAAGACCTTCACTTTCTTTTTGTTCAACAATTTTTTTAACTAGTTTATTTAAACCAGCTTCTGTTAATCTTATTTTTTTCATAATTTTTTTTAATATAAATATATGCTAATTAAAAATAAATTTAAAATTTATTAATAATGTATATTTATATAAAAATGCAATATAATGGCAGAAGGTTTTACATATGGGGTTGATTTTCCTTTTGATACATCATTAAGGGGTGATGCTGTTAAAATGACAGAGAGTACATCAGATGAAATTAGGGCATCTTTATTGCATTTGTTATTAACAAGAAAAGGTAGCAGATATTATTTGCCAGATTTTGGTACAAGATTATATGAATTTTTATTTGAGCCATTGGATATAGTTTCATTTGATGTTATTGAAAATGATATTAGGGACTCAATTTCAAAGTATATACCAAATTTACTTATAAATAAAATAACCATTGAACCTTTAAGTCAAGATGAAGAAGTTCAATCAACAAGATTAAGTGTTGATGATATTGGATTAAGTTCAAGAGATAAAGTTTATCGTTCCCCAGGTAATGGTACATACCAAAATACTGCAAAAATAAAAATAGAATATACCACAAACAATAATAGTTTTGCTGGTAGTGAATTTGTTATAATAAATATATAATATGTCAGATAGAAAAATATCATATGGTGTTAGGGATTTTCAAGGAATAAGGACTGAATTATTAAATTATGTTAGAACTTATTACCCAGATTTAATAAATGATTTTAATGATGCTTCCATATTTTCAGTATTCCTTGATTTGAATGCCGCAGTAGCAGATAATTTACATTACCATATTGATAGAAGTTTGCAAGAAACTGTTTTGCAATATGCACAACAAAAGACATCAATATATAATATTGCAAGAACATATGGTTTAAAAATACCAGGACAAAGACCTTCTTTAACTTTATGTGATTTTTCAATAACAGTTCCACCAGGAGATAATGGGGCTAATTATTCTTATGCTGGTGTATTACAAAGAGGTGCACAAGTTTTGGGAAATGGGATTATTTTTGAAACAATAAATGATATAAATTTTTCATCAAGTTATAGTACTCAAGGGGTTAAAAACCTTACTATTATTCCAAATAAAGTAAATCAAATAATAACTAGTTATACACTAACAAAACGAGAACCAGTAATTAATGGCACAACAAAAGTATTGAAAAGAGTTATAACTTCTTCAGATATTAGACCATTTTTTGAATTATTTTTACCAGATAAAAATGTTTTAGGTATCACAAGCGTTTTATTAAAAGATGGGCAAATAAATACAATACCACCATATTCAGATTTTATTGGGGAAACAGATAGATGGTATGAAGTTGATTCTTTGGCTGAAGATAGAATTTTTATTGTTGATACAACTAAAGATTCTGATAGTGCAAGTATAAAAGTTGGCAAATATATTCAAACAGATAATAGGTTTATAAGTGAATTTACCCCAGAAGGGTTTAAAAAAATGACATTTGGTAATGGGGTTAATACAGCATTGGAGCAATTAAATCAATTCACAACAACAGGGCAATTACCTACATTGCAAAATTATTTGAATAACTTTTCATTGGGTAGAACATTAAAACCAAATAGCACATTATTTGTGCAATATAGAGTTGGTGGTGGATTAAATACAAATTTAGGGCCAAACACAATTAATCAAATTGGTACAAATGTTTTTACTATAAATGCAGAAAATCCAGCACAAGAAGCTGCTACAATAAACTCATTAAGGGTTAACAATATATTTCCAGCAATAGGTGGTGCAGGAATGCCATCATTAGAGGAAGTTAGAAATTTTGTTACATTTAATTTTGCTGCACAGAAAAGGGCTGTAACAATAAATGATTATGAGGCAATTATTCGTAATATGCCTCCAGAATTTGGAGCACCAGCAAAAGTTGCAATTCAAGAAGTTGATAATAAAATACAAGTTCTTGTTTTGTCATATGATACTAATGGTAAATTGATTAGTGATAATTCAAAATTTTTAATAGATAATATTGCAAATTATTTATCTAATTATAGAATGATAAATGATTATGTTGTAGTTTCATCTGCAAAAGTTATAGATATTAGTGTTGAGGCAGCAATTACTATAAAACCAGGATTTACATCAAAAGATATAATAAATAATGTCATTACAATAATAAATAATTATTTTTTACCACAGAATATGGAATTGGGTAAAGATATTAATATATCAGAAATTAAAAGTAGTATTCAGAATTTAAATGGTATAGTAACAGTTTCAAACATACTTTTCAAAAATGAAGTTGGGGGCAATTACTCTGGTGCTGAACCAGTAGTTGGATATTATCCACCTGCAATAAATAGAATTATATCCACAACAGATGAAACTATTTATGCAGATTCAAATGAAATTTACCATATTAGATATCCACAAAAAGACATTAAAGTTAAAGTAAAAACAAATAATGGTTTAACAATTGGTTAATTTATTTATTTTATAGCAATATTCTTTATTAGTTATAATTAATGTATAATAAAATATTTATAATCAATAAAGAATATAATGCAAAACACATATAGAATTAAGACTGAAATTGGTAAAGATAAAATTGTCAATTTTCAGTTGGATCAAAATATTGAATTCCTTGAAATTTTATCTTTTAAAATAAGGCAGTCTGATGTTTACACATTGGACTGTGCCAATTATGGTGTTGTTGTTGGAAGGGTAACAGCAAATAATGGTTTTGGTATTCCAAATGCTAGGGTATCAATTTTTATTCCATTAAGTGATGAAGATGCTGATAATGAGTTCATTACATCAATATATCCATATAAGACTATAACAGAAAAGAATGAAGATGGATATAGGTATAATTTATTACCATATCAACCATCATACCCCGGGCATGTAGCAACTGGAACATTCCCCTCACTTGATGATGTTATGTTTGATGGTCAAGCCATTGAGGTTTATGAAAAGTATTACAAATATACGGTAAAAACAAATTCAAGTGGTGATTACATGATATTTGGTGTACCTGTTGGTAGTTATACCATTTTAATGGATTTGGATTTATCAGATATGGGGGAATTTTCTTTAACTCCACAAGACTTGATAAGAATGGGTAGAGCAACAGAAACCCAATTTAAAGGTAATTCATTTCAAGCATCAAGTGATTTAGAATCTTTACCACAAATTGTATCATTATCAAAAGGTATTACTATTTCACCACTATGGGGTAATCCAGAAATTTGTGAGTCAACAATAAATAGGATTGATTTTGATTTGAGAAGTGATTTGCCAAAAGGTTCAAGTATTGATATTCAACCAACATCAATTTTTATTGGCTCAATATTTGGTACAAGTACAATAGATAGTGTTAAAATAAATTGCAAAGTAAAAGAATCTTTGGGTAATTTATGCCAACTTGAGACTGGCCCAGGTAAAATATTAGCAATTAGGCAGTCAAAAAATCTTGATGAAAATAATTTACCAATTCTTGAAGTTTATGAATTAGATAATAATGGTAGAGTTATTGATGGTGATGGTTCATGGGTTGTTGAACTACCTATGAATTTAGATTATATAGTTACAGATGAAAATGGTAATAGATTAATTACTAATGATGAGACAAAAGGTATCCCAACAAGGGGAAAATATAGGTTCAAAGTAAAATGGCAAGATACGGATGATTCAACAAACACATCAAGAAAAGCAAATTTTTTAGTTCCAAATATAAAAGAGTATAACAATAATAAAAATAAATCATATTATTTTGGTCTTGACTGGAATGGTTATGCAAATAAAGATGCTGCAATTAATTGTGAAGATACTTTTTATGAATTTGAATATAATAAAGTATATACTGTAGCTGGATTAATTGACCAATATCAGGGTGGGACAAATAAAGGTAAATTTATTGGAATTAAAGAAATTGGAGATAGAAGTTGTGAACAAGTTATAAATAAATACCCAGTTAATGATGGGGTAAAAAATTTTGATTTATTTTATTATTTATTTTCTATTATAATGCAAATAAACCAATTTGTTTATATTCCATTATTGTTTGGGTATCATTTGATTACTTTTTTATGGAATTTTGCTGCTGTAGTATTATTACCAGCAATAATTGGTATTGTTAGTTTTCTATTAGTAAAAGAAATATCAAATTTTATATCTTGGTTAGTTACAGCAAGTTATTCTCTTGCCACTTTTAATCCATTTAGTCCATTATATAGTGCATTTCTTTTTGGTCAAGCAATTAAAGATTTGGCAGGTATTGTTGCATTAACAGTATTAAATGTTTATTTATTAATTAATTTTAGAAAAATATTAAAAACAAAAATAAAATTAATCCATTTACCAAATATAACTTACCCAAATTGTGAGTTTTGTGATTGCACTATGGAGGAAACTGATGTTGATGTTGGTAGTGGTATCCAAACTAATGGAGTATTATCTCAAGTTTCTAATTATTCATTATATTATGATAATTTATCACAAAATTTTGATTGGAGACCATTCAGTAATATTATTGTAGATAATATGGGTGACCCCAAGTATAAGGATGACTTTGAATATGAGGACAATAAACCATTAATATTATTTTCTATGTCCCAAGCAATAGCTGGTAGAGTAACTAATTCATCTGGGATTAGTTCAAAAAATATTGGTGAGACTGATATTAAAATGCCAAGGTCAGATGAATATACATTAACACAAGTTGGTAGTAAAAAATTTACAATATATAATGAAGCATTACCTATTGGTGAAAGGATTAATTATTTTAATTTAAGACAAAATTATTTTTATGATAAAAACAAAATTAAAGTAACTTTTGCTAATGATATTAATGAAAATAAAAATAAATTTCATTATGATAATGTAATTGTTATTTTAGCTGAAACTAATTTTGATTCTGGGGATATATTGAGTTTTGTTAATAGTAGATTATCAAAAGATCCCAACTTTTTATTTAGTGGCACAACTACCCAGGGTGAAACATTCTTTGGGGTTACAGGTACAACTAAAATAACTGAAACCAATAATATTATAAATGTTAAATATGCTAAGACTCAAGATACTGAACTTAGTGAAACATATAGATTACCAATTATTTCTGGAAATACTACTACATCATATTATGCTTCAGATATTGAGTATTTCCAAGTTATTACTGGATTAACTTATTCAGAGTATATAAAAACATCAAATACTAGTAACAAAGGTTATTTACCTAGTGTTTTGACTTCACCAGCAGTACTTAGAGTTAAAATTGGAAATCAAACTGATGCTGGTGAGGAGTTGGTTATTGATAATCCAATAAAGTATTTCAATAATATTGATAATCAATATGTTTTAATTTTACAAAGGGGTGTGGATCCTTATTCACCTGAGTATGTTAATAAGTATGATTTAAGTAAATTATTTGGCTATGAATTTAATAATATAATTATAACAGGTAATACTAAATTGAATATACCAATTCAGAAATTAAATGATTATAGTAATAATGTTAAACTTTTTGAAAAAGAAAATAATTCCCAACAATATATAACAATACAAACATTAACAAATCAAGATGATATTTTCTTTGAATCTTATATTTTCCAACCAAGTAATCAATTTGCATCATATCAATCAAATTCTGTTTCATATTATTCTGGATTATTAGGTCTTAAATCACCAATAACCAATCCATTTATTTTTATTCTAGGCATTAAAACTAATTTAGTTAAATATGCAAAAAATTGGATAACAGCAATTCCTTATGTGATTGATAATAACTTTTTAATTGTTGATGGAAGACGTGCAAAATCATTTTTTAATCCAAGTAAATACCCAGACAAAACCCCTACAGAATGGATTGATTCAAAATACAATAATTCAAGATTGGATTTCAATGGCGGTACTTATATGATTGGTATGGGTGATGTTAAGGATAAAAATCAATATGATGGCGAATTATCACCTATTGATTTCATTATTGGGGGGATAACCTCATTTTTTAAGAAGCAAAATTTAATGTTATATTTTTCATATAGTTCTCATTTAGAATTGAAAAATAAATTATTATCACATAATAATAAGAATAAGATTATTTTAAGAACAGATAGGCTACCAACATCTGATGGGTTAGATGGTAAAAGTTGGTTTAGTAATGGAGTTGGTATTTTACAACAAAATAATGCTTTTCAGATATATAAATATCCAAAAAAATCAACAGGTGAGGAAACTCCATCATATGGTGAGGTTGTTTTTGATGCTGACATTTCAGCAAATGATTTGGAATATTTACCAGGTTATGATAATGTGAATGAATCTTTCAATAATTGTGAAAATTTAGTATCCCTTTCTTGTTATGATAATACAAATAATTCAGAATCATTGTCAATTTCTGAATTTTGTAGGAGTGATAAAAGACAGCCTATTTATATAAAACAAGGGTGTTATCAGTTAGTTAGGCGACCAATACTTGATTTATTACCAGATATAAGAGCATTTCGTGAATGGGCTTTTAGATTTAAATTAAATTATGCTATATGTAGGGGTATTATTTCAGAAACATTTGTTAATAATTGGGTTAATGGTTCATTATTTATGCCATCATTTAAAGTTAACAGTATTGGAAGTAATATAAGTAATCCAGAATTTTGTAGTGATATTGTTCATTATGATAAGTCTACAAACAGTTTTTATTATAGAAGTTCACCATATAGTAGTACCAATAATAAATTTATAGGTAGAACAAATCAATATGGTAATAACAAATTAAATCAAATAAATTTATTATACCCAACAACAATAATTAATTTAGGGGTTAAAAGTAGAGTTGATTTAGCAATAAATGATTTTAGCAAGTATGGTTATATTGTTAATACATTAAGTCCTACAAGTTATTATGATAATTCTGATTTAATAAATATGTTTGTTATTAGTAGAATTTTAGACTCAAAGGTTTTAAAATCAACAGATACAAATTCTATATTGAATTCATTTTTTACTAGAAATGGTAGAAAAATTGATGGTGATTTGGCTCAACTATTATCAATTAATTCTGAATTTGGCGTTACTAAATTCTCATCTGAATTTTATAAATTTCAAGAAGTTAATTCACCAAGTATAATTTTTAGAGAGAATAATAAAAATTATATAGGTGTTTATTATTCTTCAACACAGAATAATTTATCTTTGAAAGATTATATTAGTCCTGGTAGAATAAATTTTACTGAAAATCAATCAAACAATATAATTTTTAATTATTATGGTATTAAATCGCAAGAAGTTCCATTTTATTCTTGGATTTTAAATAATAAATCACAAACAATATTTGGTAATGATTTAAATAATTGGGGTACAAGCAGTAGTAATATTAAATCTTTAAAGTATCAATCATTAGAAAGAATAAAACCAAAAACTGGGGATGAGTTAAGAGTTAATAAAAATTATGTTACCACAGATTATTTTTCAGATTCATCATATAATACTAGTTATAATGGTGATAGGGGTTATATTTTTGCTCAAAAAAATGGGGAGTATAATAAAAATGATAGAGATTTCAGTAAATCTTTTTTAGTTGGCGCACCATTTCATTTTTATTTTGGAATCAAAAAGGGTTTTTCAGCATTAGATAAATTTAAAATAAAATATTTAAATGAATAAATATAGTATTGTTCCTAGTTTATATAGAAATAAAGTGTCTGAAGATACAAATTCTCAGATATCAATAGAGTTAGATGCTACTAGAAAAGAATTGATTGAATTTGATAAAGATTTAAATATTGATTTAAGGAATCTATATGAAAAAGAAAAAAACAATTCATTTAATATAAGACCAATTTTTAATATAAATTACATATATAATAATTATTATTCAGGTACAACAAGCAGTAAGTATCAGAATGAATTGATATATCCAGTTATATCTGATTTATTAATACAAAATCAAAACACAAAAAAAGGATTATTACAACCTTATGAATTTGATTTTTTCAGGCCCCCAACTTCAAAAGCATTTGGATATGAATCAGTTAGTGCTTACACATATAATTGGAATTATTGTTTGAGTTATCCATATAAAAATGATTATTCTAAATCTTTGGGAATAAAAATAAAAGATAGAGATATTGAATGGGTGGTTTCTAAAGGAATACCATTTATAACAGAAAGAATTATAATAAATGGATTTGATATTATTAGAATTACTTGTGGTCTTTTGCATAATTTGAATGAGGGGGAGAGTATATTGGTTAATATTGATAATATTGAAAAATTATATAATATATTTTCATTTGGTGATGGTTCATTTAATTCTGAAAAATATATTGTAAATATTTTAAACATTAATAATGAAATTAAATCAAATATTACTGGCACATTAAAGCGTGTTATTCTTGATAGTAATTCTGGTGAAACAATTTCAGAATATTATATTAGAAATCACAAGGTTATTAATGGTGGGGAAAATTTAATTGTTACAAAAGCTGGATTCCAGAAGGGTGTTTTTGATGGTAAGACTGTGTTAAGTTATCATTTGGATGGATTTTTATCTTTTAAAAAAGAATCAAATTATGCATACAATTTTTCATTACAAAATGAGATAAATATTGATGGTGTTGTAGATAATCAAAATAGACCATTAACTGAATTGTATTTAACAATAGTGTTTAGGGGTTATTCTGGGTTTTTTGCATCAAGAAATGAATATATGAAGCAAGGCTGGGAGTTTAATATAACTAGTAGTAAATATAATGATTGGTGGCATAGTAGGAATCCAAAATCTAATAGTAAAATTGAATCAGTTTCTTATTTTGATGATAAAAATAATGAATTTTTTTATTACAAAAAACCAAGTGATTTTGATGGTGACTTATGTGAATACAATATGTATGATCAAAAAGAAATAGTTATTTCAGATTTTTATTATAAGATAAAACATTCAACTATATTCAATATAGGAAATAATGAAAATGGGTATTATTATAAGCCACACAATAAATTACAATTAAAAGTTTTTTCAGATTATGTTGAAACTTTGAATTCAAATGTTGCAAGTAATATACCAAATTATGCATTTTATTCAAAAATTGATGGGCAATTTAGATGGAGGGATATTTATAATGTTGGGTTTTTTGATGATAATAATAATGGTGTGAATTACCCATTTATAAATAATTCATTTTACCCATTTGTTAATAGTGTTTTTAAATTGATTCCTGAAGGTTATGATTATTATGATGAAAAAATATTAAAATCAACAAGTATTGATGATAAATTTTTAATTGTGAAACCGGTTAAAGATGAGTGTGAATAAATATAGATTACTACAACCTAGAGTTAATGATTTAACAATAAGCATTCCTATTAAATTAGATTTTGATAATCTTGGGCATCAAGATACTATTAATAGTTATGGAGAGGATGTTTTGAGTAAAGCAACTAATGCAATATTAGATTATGAGATAGTTAGATTTTCACATTCTGGATTAGTAGAAGGATTCCCCCTACCATCAAAAACTAGTACTCCAACACCAACACCAACTAGAACAATTACCCCAACCCCAACAAGGACTGTTTCACCTACAGTTACCCCAACTAGTACAGTTACACCAAGTATAACACCAACTAATACAATTACACCAAGCATAACATCAAGCAATACTCCAACTCCATCAGTTACAACAACCATAACACCAACAGCATCAATAACACCATCAATAACACCAACTATGACACCAACAAGAACAGTTACGCCAACTAATACAATAACACCAACTGTAACACCAACTCCATCAGCAACAGAATTAAGATATTATTTATCTAATAACTTAATTGTATTTAATCAAAATTGTACATAATATGAGTGAATTTAATATATAT